GGTTTACCCTTAAGGGTTTATACCTAAGGGTAGGGTTTCTACCTAAGGGTTTACCCTAAGTTTTGCGTTATGTTAAGTTGTTATGTTAAGTGGAGAAAGAGCAAAAGAGTTGGAGGGTGCTTTCCAGTACTACTTGCTCCTCTATCCATTCCTACCAATTCCATTTCAGTTACCCTTCCTTCCCTCTACTTACTCCTTACATTACTCCCTATTGGTTCATCTGTTAAGGGCTGATCCTTTATCCTCGGATAGGTTAGTTACGAACCCTATTGTATCCAATGGGTCTTCTGTTCTATAGCCTATAGAGTGGAGATGATGGTACAGGGCTAACAAGTTCTCGAAACCTTGGCTGATGTTGCCTTGTCCAGCGGATAAAAGTATTTGCAGCTTTGGGTTGTCTAGTTTTCTTCGGAACTGAACTGTATCTGCCGTTGGGGGTCTAGCCATGCTTCTAACCTCTCCAGTAATTAAATTAAATTAATTGTACTTTATTAGGGTTTATCCCTATTTTTTTTGTCTGTCAATGAATTAATATTCCTTTACCGAACTAGCGGAACTAGTGACTCTAAGGGTGTAAACAATGAACTTCTTTAAATCTGATCTCTTCCATGACCTGGCTACTGCCGTTGTTATCGGCCTAGCTCTGTGCGTTGGGCTGCTTGCTTACTTTGACATACTAGTAAAGTAAATCTTTTGTTTTCTAGAATGGTGATTTAGAGGGGCTATGCTCGATGAGATTCCTGATGGTCTCATTGAGTGCCTCTATCTGATCCATCTTCCTTATCGACCATGCTCTCTTTTGCCCATGCCATCCAAGTACAGGATTCCGGTGGCAGTCTACACATAGGGCTATACAGGTGTACTGGAGACCCTGTTTGAAGTGATGGGCTTCTGATGGCCCTGATGCTTCGCATACTGAACATGGGAGACTTTTAACCCTTGCTAGGTGCAATCTCTCTTTTGCGTTCAGCTTGTTGTTCATTGGGTTGCTTTGATTTCCATTCGAGCCGAGTACTGTTCGGTTCTCCAGACCTCGATCCTAGCCTGTGCTGCGGTCATCATCCATCGATACTTTTCTTCGATCTCTACGGCTTCCCTGATGCCCTCTAATATGCCTACATAATCGGCATGGGCATAGGCATAGGTTTCTTGTTTGCCAAGAACCTCAGTTCCGGCTTGTGCCATGAGCTGTGCCTTGCGGGACTTTAAAAAACCCTCAAGGTAGATTCGACTAGCTTTAGCCCTGCTATAGGGTTCTGCCGTATCAATCAAGAATTGTATGGCCTTGTGGGGGTTGTCACTCATGGCTGAATATCCGATGTTTGCTTAAAGTTGAGCTTATGGTGCTGAAAACGCATTGCCGCCTCGCACTCTAGCTCTTTGAAAGCCTCATCGCTAAATAAACCGATGACATTGCGAGTTTCAAACCAAACCTCTTTAATGGACTCGTTATAAGTGCCATCCTCGTCTGATGAATACTCATAAACGACAGTAACCACTTCGCTACCAGCACCTACTGTTGTGTCAAATTCCCAAGTTGATTCCATGATGTAACTCCTGTTAAAAATTAAATGTTATTCCTGTTTTGAAATGTTTTGAATAGGGATAAACCCTTAGTCCAAGCATTCTTTTACGCAAATATCAACGCCTGGCAGACTTGAATAAACCTTGGTAACGTGGATGTTTATGATCTGCGAGTCGTCATGGTAGACAACCCCATTCATGCCATCTTCTACGCTCTTTAGGATATTGCTTGCGTCAGGCTTCTTTGTTGGCTTCTCTGACCCATTAGAAATAGCCTCTAAACGCTTTTTAGTGCATGACTTAGGGATTGGTACTCTGATGTATAAATAAAGGCTCACAGGGGTTTCTAGTGGCTCTGAGCTACCCATTGCCTCGATTGCAGCATCCTTGATTAAGGCTTCATAGGTTCTTGTCTTCTCAGGGGTGTAGGTGCTGACAAAATTACCCCTTTTGACATACCTTGCCCTTTGTTTGCCAACAGGGTTAGCGTCTACTTTGAAAGTCACCATAAATGTCATAGAAGTGTTCCATCTTTAATTCGGTTCATATATTCCCTAATTCTGTCTCTTGCACCAGTGCCGTAAATTCTTTCGGCTCTCTCAAGTCTCGCCCTGATAAGGTCACGATTTTTACTTCCTTCCCAATTCCGATAGAGTTCCCTAGCTTCGGCTTGCTCTAGGATCACCCTGTCAGACTCATTGGATATGTTTTTTCTGCTGTAACTCATAACAAAATAAGAAAATCACTTGGGTCATATCTGTAGACATTAATTACACGCTTACTTGTTTGCTTCCATGTATTTTTGTGTGAAATGCCAAATCTTTGTGCAATGCAAATCCAACCCATTGCTTTCCAGAAAATGTTTGATTCAAGGTCATCAGCACACCCTGCGCTAAAAGCCATAGTGCCTTGTGTCTTGCCATAGTCAACCACAGTATCCAAGAGTAATCTGCCTCGCAATAATTTTCTTGCATCTGTCTGTAAACAAATTTGAGCAATCTTTCCTTTTTTGCTAATAGCGTTTGGTATGCCAAAACTTGCTAAACAAAAACCTACTAAATCACCATTACATTCAATTACAAATAATTTGTCATTGCAAACATTACTCCATCTGTCACCAAGTTTGATTCCTGTAACAGCAGCCTCGTATGCCATTTTTGGAATAAATCCTAAACTGATACTTTCCTTTTTTGATAAGGAAACGATGTAAGGCATATCCTCAAGTTTGGCAAACCTAACTTCACCTAGATCATTACTCATCTAAGTCACCAGTTAGGATTAACGCTTCAGTAATGAGGCGTACGGGATATGGTACGCCTTCTTTAACTCTGTCTAACAGTCTCATAGCTTCAAAGTAGTTCATACAAATAAAAGTTGTTGAGTTTTGACAGAAGACCCTGCATCGTATCTTTTTGATTCACCTTTTGGATAAGGCTCTGATGGATACCTAATTGCATCCTTTAACTTTTTATTCTTACCAGTCACAAAAATATAACGATGCTTTCTTGCTCTTTCTTTCATGTAAAAATCATCACCAAACTTTTCTTTCATAAAATCAAGTCTTTTATCTTGTCCTCTACTAATGTCTGCAATGGTTTGACCATGTAAGTGCTCCATGCCTTTAACAGCCCAATCTTTTTTCTTAAAACTTAATCCTGTGTAAATAAAATTACACGCTTGATAAACATAACCTACATGGTTTTGTTCTGTATCAGCATAGCTAACAACAATTGATGGTTTAGGCAACATTTGCAAACTTCTACCAACAAGAATACTTGCTGCATTTTTATTCTTGCTTTCAATGCAAAGTCTGCTCAACTCCAAAACATATTCAGAATTTTCTTCTCCTGCAATTCCATTTCGTAAAGGTGCAGATGATGGAGTCCCATAAGTACATACGCCAACCAAAACATCATCTTCGTATAAACCAAAAGCATAGGAGATTGAGGGCATACGTTTGGCATAATGTTTTTCAAGTAACCAAGGCTCTGCTTCAAATGAGTTAATTGGTAGAACTTTCATGCTTTTCTCCTTAACTCTGCCATCTTTGCCAAGACTTCTAGTGGTATAGGTGCGGCTTTTTTCGCATCTTCTGCAATCTTTAGTAAAGCAGGGTCAGGCTCATTACTTGGCGCAACAGTGAGCCTTACTTTGTCAGCAGGGTTTGGCTTAACAATCCACTCTGCTTTCAAACCTTGGCTACCTCGGCTACACCACTCAGCCAAGAACTTCTCCAAAGGCCAACCAAGTATCTTTGCTTCAGCAATAGCACCATTCAAAACAGTTTGGGTAATCGGTGCTTTTTTGCTTTTACGCAAGGCTACCCAATCATTCCAAATTTGTTGAGAAACATCTGGTGGGCAAGCAACGACAGTTGCGCTCTCTCTCTTTGGTTTATGGTTAGTGGTTAATGGTTTATGGTTAGGGTTATTTTGGCTTTCATCTGGCAACCCAGAAATAACCGACTGGGTTTTCTTTGGCCTACCGCCTAGCTTCCCATTGTTCTTGTTTTTCTCAACTTGCTCATGGTAATCTTTAATTTCTACTTCAATGCGCTTGTGTGTGTACCCTGTTTTGCCTAAAACAAAGAAATCTGACAGAACATTTTGAAGAAAATTAACCTCATCAGAACCCAAACGTAACCGCCTGATAACCACTTGGTTTTCTTCAGGAATTGGTTGTTCATCAAGGTAATACCAATCAATCAACTGGCGATAGATGCCATGTTCAATGGTTGATAAATGACCTGTATCTTTACGATAATCCGCAATGTTAAATTTGTAATAGTGCATGGCACTTCTCCGCAAATCTCCCAGAAAGAAACTGCGGCAGGAGGGGAGTTCTCTCTTCGGTTGGGTAGCTACCCCCAACCTAGCCGTGTTTCAAAACATTGTATCAAATAAATTGATTGTTGGTAATTTCATTTGTTGGTTTTCTGCCAAACAAACGAACAGCCTGGGAGTTCATAGAAGCATATTCAGACTTAGTGAAGATGCCCTTTGCGTTTCTGATGTCAAAAGGGTTTAGCAGATCACGAGGCTCTTCTACCTTTTCAGCCTCAATCATGTGTGGCGCTAGGGTGTACTGAGAAACCCATGAACGACCCATCTTAATTTTTCCGATTTTTAGCTTCTTCTTGTAACTCATCTTGGTGCAACAAGCTGCAATAGATAGTCTGGGTATGCCTGTTAAGTCTTCTATTTGGTAGGAAGTAAGTGGGCCATTTTGTAATGCTCTGATAACTGCTTCTTGTGTCATTTGTAAAGGTTCTCTAGGTTAATTGGTCGGTTTAGATGGAGTTCTAGCGTTCTGGCAAGCAAAGCTGTTACAGCCGCATCAAAGTCCTCTGGTTCGGTTGTATAAGCATCTGCCATTGTTTGAGA